TTGTTGTCTATCAATCATAGATTGGTTAACATCAGCAGCCATCTGCTGCACCCAATAACCAACAGCTATTGATAAAGCATCAAGACGGTCATCATGTACCAGTGATCCTCTATCTCTTGTTATCCTACTTAATTGATACATAAGCATGTACCTGGTTTGTTGTTCTATAGGATAGCTAAGGGCAGACCTGTAGTCATCCGTGATGACGGAAGGGTCAACAATAAGTCTATGAGAGTTTAACACAGGTTCAAGGGTATCAACAATCCGTAGCTCCTTTTGCTTATTATGTCTGACTTCTTCTATTGTTACAGGATAAGTAGTTCTAAACAGAGGCTTTATCAGCTCCATAAACATACCGTCACCAAAGTTAGACTCTATCACTACCTTATTAACTTTGTTATCCTTTGCTATAGCTACCAGCTGCTTAAGGGTCTTCTCATCGTATCCACCTCTTATCCCTCCAGCATCCGGAACAAACAACTGACCGTTAAGCATCTTCACCACAGCGTACCCTGTTTCATCCTTACCACGACCAGACGGGTCAATCGATAGCACAGAGCCTGTGTACGGTATCATATCCCCAACAGTGTTAGCAGGTCTTCTGTACCTGTCCCCAGCCAATCCTACATTAGGTAACTCTCTATCACAGTTATCAGGATCGGATGACCACACTACCTTCTCAGGAGCTACATCGACATCCACATCCATAATGACCAAGTCGTTAATCTTTAATGGGTATCTATCAGCGTCCGATAGCTTAGGATTAAGCATGAACTGTAGAGCGTACCCTGTCCGACCGTACGACATCTTTCTTTCCTCTAAGTCTAAGTCAGTGAACCGTAAGGGTTCTGTAGAGGTACCAACAGTCTCAGGTGTTATTCTGTCCGCTATAAGGGGTGCTAGATCGCCTCCGTAGTTATTTATAGCCTCCCTATCGTCTGGATACTCTGAAGACCATATACGGCTCTTGTAGCCCCTCTCTCGCAGTTTGTTGTATATACTGTCCTCACATTGAGGAGTACCAAGAAAGATGATCCTTGAGGAGTCTAAAGGTTTAATGATAGCGTCGAACTCTTTTACTTGTTCATCCAGCTTATCTCTCATTCCTTGAGTAGCACTGTTGTTAGCTACCTCCACATCGTCTGCTACAATTATATCAGCACGAGATCCAGTTAGCTGTGATGATATACCAAGGGACTTAACGGAGGGTGCGTGAGAGGCTGGAGCAGGTCCAACATCAAATGCTATCTTACTGAATCGTTGGTTCTCTGACGGCTTTAATCCTTGTAAAATGGGAATCTCCTGAATGATTCGCAAGGTAAATGTAGAGAAGTCATCCGATCTGTTTTTAGATGCTGATACAACAAGTATGTTCTTAGATGGGTCCAGCAGCAGCTGATGTACTACAAAAGCACTTGTTATCCAACTCTTCCCTACTCCACGGAACGCCATAATAACAGACCGCTTTGGACCGTGTTGCAGGTACTCTGCTATGTCGTACTGTAGCTCGGTAGGATCAGGGAGGTTCAGGTGCTTCCAAACCAGGTATAGAAAGTTTCTAAAGTCCCGTAGCTTGGGCGGTATCTCTTGGTGTTTCTTCTTCTTCAAATGGTAAAGTATTAAGTTGGTCAGACAAGGTTTGTAAAGGTGTACCCATTCCGCTGTCCATAACAACATTGTTATCTTTAAGGAACTGTCTAGCTCCGTTAAGAAGTGCAGCGTTGTACTCTCCTAAATCCTCCATCATATCAATACTGTTACTGTATGCACCAGCTATCTTGTCGTGCAGTTTACTTCCTTCGGTATGACTTAACATATAGTTAGTGTATTAGTAGTTGTTATCTTTGTAAACAAAAAGAGGCAGCCCGATTGGACTGCCCCTTGATGATAGATATGAGATAAACTCTTAGCTTAAAGCAGCTTCGAACTCAGCAACGGTTCCTAATTCAGTTCCGTTGTGGTAGATGTTACCGTCAAACTTCGCACGAGTAGCTGAACCGTCAGTCGAAGAGATGTCGGTAGCAGCAGCAGTTGCGGAAGTAGAGAGAACCTTGAACATGTCGTCTCCTTCGTCCCAGATCAAAGCAACATTGCTTTCAGCAGAACCACGCTCAACGATGAAACCACCGTCATTCGAGGCATTTGTTCCGGAAGCAGCACCTTTAGAAAGGTTCATGATGCTGTCAGCAACATCGATGTTAGTGGTGTTTACGGAAGTCGTAGTACCATTAACAGTCAAGTTACCGCTGAATGTAGCATTAGCAGCCGAGATGTTACCGGAGAAGGAAGCGGAGTTACCGTCAGAAGCAAGCGATCCTGTAGCAGTTTGCAACGCAGAGATGTCGCTGTCATTGCTGGATACATTCGATTGCAGGGTGGAGATGTCCGAATCATTCGAAGAGACATTGCTTTGCAGCGTGCTAACATCAGATTGAAGTGAAGAAATATCACTGTCATTCGAGCTAACATTAGACTGAAGAGTGCTGATGTTAGAGGCGTTAGTAGAAACGCTGGACTGAAGGCTGGAGATGTCGGTATCGTTAGAAGCAACAGCGTCAGCAACAGTTTTAAGTTGGCTATCAAGAGCTTCGTCAGCAGCTTTAAGGCTGGCTACAGAACCAAGATAGTTGGTCGAACCGTTAGCGGAATAAGAACCGTCAGTACCAAGACCAGCACCAGTTTGAGTAGCGTCAAGTTCTGATTGAATACCAGAAGCAGTAGAAGATACTGAATCTACATATTGCTTAGTAGCAGCGTGGAGGTTGGCAGTAGGAGCACCTGAGAGCGTCAAAGCTCCGGTCATTGTTCCTCCTGCGAGGGCAAGCTTCTTATCAAGCTCTACTTTGGTTTTTTGTCCCAATTGGGTAAGCAAACTAGACATAATATATAATCCTTTGTTGTGGGTTAGTTGTGTTAAAAGAGAGTATTAGCAGAACTTATATCTGTCAAACAGGTTCAACAATAAGAATGTCTCCAACCTCTGTTGTCAAACTGTCTCCGTCTTCTGCAAGTATATGAGTAACAGTAGGTACTGCACCACCAAGCTCTATAATTTTCCAAGCTGTTCCGTCGTCAATCGCCAGACAAGGACCACCGCTTCCGTCACCATCTGTTACAAAGATAACACGACCTGATGTACCTACGGTTGGTAGAGCAGATGCTAGATACGATCCGAATTGTATAGATTGAGATACAGACAGATTACCACTTATCAACCCTCCTGACTTATCAAACTTATCAGTAAGCTTGGCTTTAACTTTCGCTCCGAGTTGTGTAAGTAAACTGCTCATATCTAAGGTGTTGTGAGACCGTCAAGGAAGTCTTGATAATCACCAACCTCCTCTTCGTGTGCATCTAAGAAGTAAGGCAAATCATTCCAGGCATTCGTCCCGTCACCTATCTTAATTCTGTTACGAGCAGGGTCTAATTCAAGACCTAGTTCACCTTCGAGAAGTACGGGGTTGGTGGTCTGCCAGTTGGCAGCAGTATCTCTTCTAAGTTGTATTCTTTTACTAAATGTAGCCATCTGTTAAGCTCCTCCTCCATTGTAAACATCTAAGTTATTATCAACGACAGCTCTTTGGGATTGAATGATTGGATCACTTAAAGGAGCGTCGCCAGCGTCTAAAGCAACGATATCAGGGTCTTGTTTCAAAAGTTCTACTGTTTGGTTCACTTGTGTGGCGACAGCAGCGGATACAGCGTTCAGCGTCCGGTACTGAGCGGATAGTGGGTGTGGACGAACTACAGGGCGACGAGGCATGACTACGCTACAGATTTAGCCCCTCTGCACTTCCACTTCTTACGACTGAGGCTATTAGGACTGTTAGGATCATTCTTCCAATTTCCTTTTATCTTTAGAGACCTAGCACAGTAAGCATCACCTTTAGCTGTTCCTGGTCTGATTCTATCACCACCACCTTTAGCTTTACCTGCTTGACCGTAGCCTATGCGACGCTTTCTACCTGTCTTAGGATTAGTAACAACTTTAACGAAACGCTTACCTTTAGGCTTCTTTATGCTAAGGTTCTTTCGTTTCATTTCTTCTTGATAGCTAACTTCTTACGCTTAACAGCCATCAGGTCTGCTTTTGTTATGTGACCTCTAGGTTCAGCCATAGCTGCTAACCGTTGTTGTTTTTTAGATTTG